CGGGAGAAGCAAATGACATTTGAGAAATGGTGGGAGACCCTCACAGTCGCAGAGCAAAAGCTCATAGGCTACAACGTAGCCCGATTCGTTTGGGAACAAGCCCTGGCGCTAGGAAAAAAATAAACTCGAGAAGCAAATGCAAATCATAGAAGACAAAGCACTACTGTTCACTACCCGCAACCCCCAGAAGTACAGCATCATCCCCAAGTCCAAAGTCATGCCCCGCGCTGATGGTGGCTTTGATGTTGCCGTCTACTGGGGGCTGGATGAAGCGCGTGTGTTGAAGAACCTTGGCGTCAAAGATGTACCCTCGCCCATCATGCGGCGCTACGCTTGGCCCGGTAGGTACAAGCCCATGGCGCACCAGAAAGAAACCGCCGCATTTCTGACCATGCACCGCAAGGCGTTTGTGTTTTCCGAACCAGGCACAGGCAAGACGCTCTCCGCATTGTGGGCAGCAGACTACTTGATGCAGCGCGGAGACATTCGCCGGGTATTGGTGCTGTGCCCACTGTCGATCATGCAGTCCGCATGGCTGGCAGACTTGAACAGCAGCGTCATCCATCGCTCTGCCATCATCGCGCACCACGCGCAGGCTAGCCGCCGCATCGAGATGATTCAGCAAGACTACGAATTTGTAATTGCCAACTACGATGGGCTGAACCTGGTTGCGTCTGAGATCGTCAATGACGGGCGCTTTGATCTGGTGATCGTTGACGAAGCCAACGCATACAAGACCGTGACCACCAAGCGCTGGAAAGCGCTCAAGTCCATACTCAGGGCCGACACCCATGTGTGGATGATGACAGGCACACCAGCGTCTCAGTCCCCTGCTGACGCGTATGGGCTGGCCAAGATCGTCAACCCCGATGGAATCCCCCGCCTGTACACAGGCTGGCGCGACATGGTAATGAACAAGATCACCATGTACAAGTGGGCGCCAAAAGCCAACGCCCCCGATCTGGTGCACGAAGCCCTGCAACCCGCCATCCGCTACACCAAAGCGCAGTGCCTGGACTTGCCGCCTGTACTAACCACCACACGGCAAGTACCGCTGACCCCACAACAAGCCAAGTACTACAACCTCCTCAAAGACCGCATGCTTGTGCAAGCCGCAGGCGAGACGATCACCGCAGTCAATGCGGCGGCAGCACTGAGCAAGCTGCTTCAAATCAGTTGCGGTGCGGCATACACAGACGAGAAGGAAGTCATTGAGTTTGATTCAGCGCCGCGTCTGGGTGTGTTGGAGGAGATACTCGAAGAGACCGACCGCAAGGTGCTTATCTTTGCGCTGTTTCGCAGCACCATCGACACCATCCAAACACACTTGCTCAAGCGCCACATAACCGCTGAGTGCATCCACGGCTCAGTCACACCACCCAAACGCGCTGACATCATCCGCCGCTTTCAAAACGAGCCTGACCCCCGCGTGTTGGTTATGCAGCCGCAGGCTACGGCACATGGGATTACCCTGACCGCTGCCGACACTGTTGTGTTCTACGGCCCGTTGATGAGCGTTGAGCAATACATCCAGTGCATAGCCCGTGCGGACCGCAAGGGGCAGAACTCAGACAAGGTGACAGTCATCCACATCGAGGGTAGTCCCATCGAGAAAAAGATGTTCAAAGCCTTGGAGGGCAAAGTAAGCGACAACTTACTTTTGACCCAGATGTTTGATGCAGAAATAAATTCTTGAAAGGAGTTGCAAAAGAAAAAATACTGTGTACCATGTCCAACCTTAGACAAAAAAACAGGAGAAACAATTGAGCGAAACCGCTGTACCACTCGACAGGCTTACGAAAATCTACCGTAAGATAAAAGCTGAGATCGACACCATGACGCAAGAGTACGACACCAAATTGGAGACACTCAAAGCGCAACAGGACGAGATCAAGTTTGCAATCAAAGACCAGATGAAGGCGCTTGGCGTCTCCACGGTCAAAACCCCCTTCGGCACCGTGAGCATGCGTACTTCAACGCGCTACTCAACACAAGACTGGGCATCGTTCAAGGAATTCATCCTTGAGCACAGTGTCGTGGACTTGTTAGAGAAGCGCATTGCACAAGGCAACATGCGCACGTTTCTTGAAGAAAACCCTGGGGTAGTTCCCCCAGGCTTGAACTCAGTCTCTGAGTTTCAAGTTGTCATAACCAAACCAACCAACTGACCATCATGAGCAATATCACGCTTTTTTCCCCCACAAATGTTCCTGCATTCGCCCGTAACAATGAGTTGTCCGACACCGCCAAAGCCCTCACGGGCGGCAACGTCTCCAGCGTTAAACGCATCTCCATCAAAGGTGGTGTGTTCCGCTTGGTCGCAGGCGGCAAAGAGATTGCGTCAATTGATGAACGCCACATGAACGTCATCATTGTGAAAGCCGCCCCCAAGGTGAGCCGCATCTTCTACGCCAAGTCCTATGACGCCGACAACATCGCTGGGCCTGATTGCTGGAGCAATGATGGTGAGCGCCCCGACCCCACCGCCGCAAACAAGCAGTCGGTGACTTGCATGAATTGCCCGCAGAATGCGGCTGGTTCTGGTCAAGGTAATACCCGCGCTTGCCGCTACCAACAGCGCCTTGCTGTTGTGCTTGAGAACAACCCCACGGGGGATGTGTTGCAGTTGACCCTGCCCGCCACTTCGGTGTTTGGTAAGGAAGACGGCGACAAGCGCCCATTGCAGGCATACGCCCGCTTCCTGGCCGTGCAGAACCCGCCTGTGAATCCCGAGCAGATCGTCACCGAGATGCGCTTCGATACTAAGGCCGAGGCTCCCAAGCTGCACTTCAAACCTGTGCGCTGGTTGACTGAGGAAGAGTACGAGGTCATCAAGACCCAGGCTGACAGCCCCGATGCGCAACGCGCAATCGTGATGACCACGGCACAAAGCGATGGTGTGAAAGCCGCTCCTGCGCTAGCCATCCCCGGCAAGCCCCCTGCGGCTGAGAAGAAGCCCCAGGCCGAGCCTGTGGCGGAAGCTGACGAGGAACCCGAGGTGCGTAGCACTGCGGCCAAGCCCTCGGCTGTGCCAGCCAAGAAGAGCAAGTTGGCGGACATTGTGTCTGACTGGGACGATGAGTGAGGCCAACATGAAAGACAACAAAGAAGAAACCTTCATGCAGACGGTGTATGTGCTTAACGGCATCACCTATGTGCCGCACTACCGCAACCCCTCGGTCTTTGTCGGCCCAGGCTACCCGCGCTTCACGCGCCAGCGTTACTCAGACACTGAACTGCGCAACGCAGGTGCGCAGCAAGGGGGCTTCCCGTTGTGGAAGCGCAGTGACTATGGCGTTGTGACGGACCAGCAACCTTGAACCAGCGGGGGCTTCGGCCCCTGCATTAAAGATGGCCTACTCCGAAAAAACAATCAACGCAATCATGCGTGCCCCCAAGACTCAAGGCAATCAGCTTGGGCGGTGGGCCGCGCATCACAACTTCTCGGTCGTGCGCATCTCCAAAGCTTTGGGTGTGTCCCGCCAGACTGTCTACAACTGGTTTGAAGGTGGCGACATCTTCCCCGCATACGAGTATCGCGTCGAGACCATGTTGAAATTCCTACAAACCGCACACTCGGCTGACGATGCCTGGAGAAAAATATGCGCACACTACAACCTCGAACCTTGAGTAACAGCGAATTTATCCGCATTGCGGCAGACGAACTGGACTCACACGACAACCTGCCCCGTCAATGGCAAGTTGAATTGCTGCGCCGCTTCATGGCGCTGGCACCCACTGACGAGCACCCGCTCAAAGACCCTCAGCAGCTCGACCTGTTTAAATAATCCGAAGGACTTCCATGACCCCGCTTGAATTTCTAGCGGTCGTTTTGCCGTCCCCGGACAACGGGCTGTACTGTGCGGCAGAGCTATCAACAAAAAAGAAGGAGCATATCTATGTGCAATACACGGAGGAAATCACCCCCACCATAGACAAATGGGTTCGTCAACAAAAGGACGTGTACTTTGCGGTATCCACCTTTGAGAACAAGGGCAAGCGCACAGCGGACAACGCCCGCTTCATTCGCGCACTGTTCGTTGACATGGATGGGTACGCCACCAAGAAGGACGCAGCCACCGCGCTAAACGAGTTCTTGGCAAAGACAGGTATTGACCTGTTGGGTTCGCCCTACGTTGTCGGTTCTGGTGGTGGGTTGCACTGCTACTGGCCTTTCACACAGGATGTAGCAGTCGATGAGTGGAAGCCTGTGGCGGAGAACTTCAAGCGCTTGTGCAAGCAAGAAGCCTTGAGCATCGACATGACCGTGACAGCAGACGCCGCCCGAGTGTTGCGCGTGCCCGATACGTTCAATCACAAAGAGAAGTACGGCACACCGCGCAAGGTTCGCATACTGGCTGAAGGCGACACCTTTGACTTCCACACACTGGCCGAGCACATCCGCAGCCAACTGAAGGCGCTGCCCCCCATGCTGCCGCCCAAGGGCAAGACGGATTTGGCAATCCCTGGTGAGAGGCCTGTAGCCACGGTGTCTGCAACGACAGTGAAGTTGTTTGAGAACAGCGTTACCAAGTTCAAGAACATCCTGGTCAAGACCAAGGCT